ACGCCGGGGAATGTGGTAATGTTCGGTCAGATGGACGGTGTGTTTGTCCTGAACACCGTCGGCTTGCTGGTGGCCGAGAACAGGATCCGCGAGGGCGGAAACTTCTACACGGTGTTTTCCGCTGGAACGCGCACCGATCATAAGTCCCCGTTCTGTCTCCAGGAGAAGTAGGCGATGGCGTATCAAACCGGGACCGCGTCAAACCAAGAAGATTTAATGCAGGCGTTCTACGACTTCGCTGTCGACGAGGGGTGGACGGGTAACATCTTCTCCGCGGCGAATGACTGGTGTGCCATCAACAACGGGACGGAGTTCTTTCAGTTCCGCTGGGACAACAACAACGGTATCGGCATCTTTCACTCGACGGCGTTCGTTAACACGAGCACCGCGCCGGGCAACCACACCGGCTCTAGCGGCCTGGGTAGCATCGACTCGTCGGCACCCTATAACTCAACCATCCCCGATGTTAGCACTAGCACCTTCGCTTCCGCGTGCCAACAAATACGAGTGAACAACACGGCGATCACCGCGTATCACTTCTTCACCCCTGCGTCGGGGCAGCAGTACATCCACATGGCTGTCGAGAGATCACCGGGCACTTTCGAGCACCTCAGTGTGGGAACAATAAACAAACGCGGCACCTGGACGGGTGGTGGTTACAGCAGTGGTTCGAGGGGCACTACCGGGACTTCGTTCAGCATTGAAACCGCAGCGTTCGGCATTGGCGCAAACAATCGTGGGCGAACGATGTTCGCCATGCGGGCTGAGGGGCTTCCAAATCAGATCGCAGCAGGCAGGTGGTTGTCTGCGGCAGCAAGCACGACGAGCTTGTCGCTCTCTGACGGCGACGACCTTGCGGGCAACGAGAGGGGTGCTGTGTTCGTGTGCGCTGCGGGGCAGGGCCTCTCGGGTCCGTTCCTGGGGATGCCTGCGGATCCGATGGCGGGGCTGGTTCCTCTGTTCCCGATGGAGTTGTACTACATGGACAACCCCGTCTCCAACGACCAACGGTTCATCCTGCTCGGCTACATTCCAGGTGCGTTGACCATGAACATGCGGTATTACAACCCTGGCCAGGAGTTCACGGTTGGCGGCAACACCTACATGGTGTTTCCTCCGTATCAGAAGGGATCGGCTGGGCGGGGCAATGGAAATCGTGGTATCGCTTACCTGAAGGTGGTGTAAGGTGGCGGACGGTTTGTCGATGACGATCGAGGCGTTCCTGTTCACTTCGATCGCTCTGTCCGCGAATCTGGACACCCAGATGCCGGTCTTTGACGCGCTGCGACCGTTTGTGTTTGCCGAGGCGGTCGACGGAATCCAGTTCAGTTTCGATGCGTTCCCGGATGCCCCCCGCGACAACATCGTCCGGCTGACAATGCGTCCGGACGACCACGGCGACTACTGGTTCGAGCTGCTCCACATCCTCCCCCGTTTTCGTGAGTTCGGCAATGTGCTCACGGCCGTTCAGCAGCCCATTGAGATTTACAACGCGAACCGGCTTGTCGCTCGGTCTGTGACCTCATTCACGAACCCGGCCGGTGAAGGCACCGACATCATTGACCTTCCTTCGCTGCCGACATCGATCGGCCCGCAGAGGTCCCTGTTCCTCACGCTCGAGCTGTTGCCGTCCGGCGCTCCGACCGTCGACGCGGTCCTGGTGTTCGGCACCAACGCCGAGGACCTGTTGTTCCCGCTCACCGCGACCCGCCTGGTGGTGTTTGGCTTCGCCCCCGAGCGCCCGCTGACGGAGGTGCTGAAGTTCCTGACCGAAGTGTTCGTTCACAAGAATGGGACGGAGCAGCGCGTGTCGCTGCGATCGTTCCCGCGGCAGGAGTTTGCTCTGTCGCTGGAGCTCGAGGAGGGCGACGACCTCTCCCGGCTTGACTTCCTCATGTTCGAGTGGCAGAGCCGGGTCTTTGGCGTGCCCGTGTGGACCGAGGCGACCCGGCTGACGGCGGCCGCGACCGCCGGTGACCTCACCGTGACGGTTGGGTCGACGGCGTTCGCCGACTACCGCGTCGGCTCTCTGGGCGTCGTCTGGTTGGACGAGCGGACGCTCGACGCGCTCGAGGTGGAATCCTTCACGGCGACGACGATCACATTCCGCTCGCCGATCGCCCTCGATTACCCCGTCGGGACGCGGGTCATGCCCATGCGGACGGCCGCCGCCGGTTCGGAGATTCAGGGTGGTCGCCGCCTGGTGAACCTTGCTTCTCGCCGCGTCACATTCCGCGTGGTGAACAACGCCGTATTGGACGCCTTCCCTGACGCGACGCCGTTCGTGGCGTCGGGTGGCGTGCTCGACGGCGAGATCGTGGTCGACTCGATCCCCCTGGGCTCTGGGGGCCAGATCCGCGAGGCGTTCGACCGGCGGATGCAGGTGTTCGACAACGGGACGGGGAAGTTCTCGCAGACCTCGGTGGTCCCGCACAACCAGAGGGCGTTTTCGTTCGAGGTTAGCGTGAAGTCACGCGAGGCTCTCTGGCGGCTTCGCCGCCTGCTCTACGCGCTGCGGGGGCGACAGGCACACTTCTGGTTGCCCACATACTACCGGGACCTGCGGCTCACCGCTGTCTGGACGAACGCCACCAGCACGCTCTCCGTGGCGAATGTTGGCTATTCGAAGTACGCCCTGCAGCGCGGCCGGTACAAATACCTGCGGATGCGTCTGTCGGACGGCACGGTGCTCGACCGCCAGGTGACGGCGTCCGCGGAGATCGATGCTGCCGACGAGCAGCTCACCGTGAACGCGGCTGCCCCGCGAAACATCACGCCGGACGAGGTGGTCAGCATCCAGTTCCTCGAGCGGGTCCGGCTTGACCGCGACGAAATCAAGATCGTCCACATTGACGAGACCGGGCAGGCGACCGTGCAGCTGCCCGTGCGTGAGGAGATGGTGTGACATACGCAGCCCAGGAATCCTCGGCCAGTGGCGGTGCCCCGATCGAGCTCTATGCGATCGGGCTCGGAAACGCCGTGTTTCGGTACAACACCACCGAGGCGTCGCTGACCGTTGACGGGGACACCTACGCCCCGCTGGAAATCAGCCGCTCGTCTTTGTCGGCTGGCACGGAGCAGGGGAGCGATGTGATCACCATCGAGCTGCCCGCGTCGACGCCGATCGTGCGGCGCTACATCAACATCGTGCCTGGGCAGGTGGCGTCGCTGACGATCCTGCGGTACCACCGGACGGACGCGACCGCGCAGACGGTGACCATCTTCAAGGGCCTGGTTCGGTCGGTCGCGTTCACGCTCCAGGGGCTTCGCGCCATCATCTCCGCGCAGCCGGTGACCGCGGGCCTGTCGAGGACGGTTCCCCGGTTCGTGTTCTCGGGGACCTGCAATCATGTGCTGTACGACGGCGGCTGCTCCGTCGGGCAGAACGGGTTCCGGCACATCGGCGCTATCAACAGCATCGACGGGGACGCCTACACGATCAACGACCTGTCGGTGTCCCGTCCGGACGGCTGGGCAACGGGCGGGTTTGTGCAAAGCCCGAACGCGACGGATTTTCGCCTGGTGCTCGCGCATGTCGGCGACATCCTGACGCTGTTGCTCCCCTTCCCCGCGGATGTTGCTGCCGGGCAGGAGGTGCAGGTGTTTGCCGGTTGCGATCACTCTCTGGAGACTTGTGTCTCGAAGTTCAGCAACGGAATTAACTTTGGCGGATTTAACTGGGTGCCGCGAGAAAATGTATTCGTCAAGGGGGTTTGAGTGGCATTCTTCGAGATCCTGCTATTCGTCGTGACCCTGATCCTCTCGGAGCTGCTCAAGAAGCCCCCGCGGATCGAGAACGCACGCCCGTCTGACCTGGGCGACTTTGGGTTCCCAACGGCAACGGAGGGGCGTGTGGTGCCGATTTTCTTTGGCACCTGCCTGCTCTCGGGCCCAAATGTGGTATGGTCCGGCGACCTCCGGCCGCAGGCCATCACCGAGAAAATCAAGACCGGCCTGTTCTCGTCAAAGCGCATCATCACCGGGTACCGCTACCGGCTCGGCCTGCAGATGGTGTTCGCCCGCGGAACGGCGACTAGCCTGCTCCGGATCCTGGTTGCCGAGGAGGAGCTCTGGGCGGGATCGGTGACGGCCGACGGCGCGATCGACATCAACTTGCCGGAGTTCTTTGGCGGTGAGAGTCAGGGGCAGGGCGGCATCGTCGGGACCGTGCGGGTGAGGCTTGGATCGCTGTCGCAAACGGTGCCGTCGTATCTGTCGCAGTTCCAGACGGTGGGTGGGCAGACGCCAGCGTACCGCGGAAACTTCTATTTGCTGCTCGAGGGGATGATGCTGGGCACGAGCACCTCCATCAAACCCTGGGCCGTCGAGGCGCGGCGCATTCCGAATCCGCTGTCGCTGAGCTCGGGGGTCGCCGCGATCAACTCCGGGAACGATTGCAACCCAATGTCCGTGATCTACGAAATCCTCACGAACACCGAGTGGGGGCTCGGCCTGCCAACGGCGGACATCGACACCGCCAGCTTCAGCGCCGCCGCCACGACCCTGGCGAACGAGGGCAACGGAATGTCTCTTATGATCGACGCCGCGACGGAGGCGGTGCAGCTGCTCAACGAAATCCAGCGCCAGATTGACGGCGTGGTGTATCTCAACCGGTCGACGGGTCGGTGGGTCTGCAAGCTCGCGCGGTTCGACTATGTGCTCGCCGATGTCCCGCTGGCCGACCCCGGGAATGTGATCGATGTGTCGGACTACTCGCGTGGTTCCTGGCAGGAAACGACCAACATCGTGCTGGTGCAGTTCGCCGCTCGCGTCCGCGACTATCAGGTGACCTACGCCCAGGCCCAGGACATGGCGAACATCCGAAACCAGGGCGGGCAAATCGTCAAGAGCGAGCTGCGGTTCCCCGGCGTGAAAAGTTCGGCGCTGGCGTCCGCGATCGCCTGGCGTGAGCTGCGGACGACATCGTACCCTCTGGCCCGCGTTAAGTTAGTGGTGAACCGTGAGTTCAGCTCGGTGAACCCCGGCGATGTGATCGCGTGGACCGACCCGAATCTCGGCCTGACCTCCATGCCCCTGCGGGTGACGCGGGCGGCATTCGGAGAGCTCGAGTCTGGGCGGATCGTGCTCGACCTGGTGCAGGATGTGTTCACCGCCGTGGTGCCGAGCTTCGCCGCTCCCGGCGCTGGCGACTGGACGCCGCCCTCGAACGAGATCGTGGACATCGTGGCCGCCGACCGGATCATGTTCGAGGCTCCGGCTGCATTCGTGCAGCGCGACCCAGCGTCGCCCGGCGTGGGCGACCGCGTGTGGGCTGGGTTCCGCTCCCAGAACGACGGCGCGGTCACCGTGTCTCTGCGGAACAACTCGACGCAGGTGGTGCTCGGTGGTGTCGGCGGGTTCCTGTTGGCGGGTGAGCTGGCGACCTCTCTGCCGGGGGCGTACGCGCTATCGGCCACCATCCAGATCAACGCCGACCCCGACAGTAAGGGGGAAATCCTTGCCACCCTCCAGGCCGCGACTGCGGCGGATATCGGACTTGGCCTGTCGAACCTCTGCCTGGTGGGGTCGGAGTTCATTGCCTTTACCGGGTTCGCCAGCGCGGCCGGGAACGCCATCAATCTGACCGGTTGTGTGCGGGGGCTGCTCGACTCGGTGCCGTCGGCGACCTCGGTGGCGGCTGACACGCGCGTGTGGTTCATTCACCTCGCCGGTGGCCTGACGGATTCGTCCTTCCCCGGCGACACCTCGGTCAACATCCGGCCGATTGGCGAGTCAACCCTGGGCGAGCTGGCGTTCGCGTCGGGGACCGGCACCTCTGTGGCCCTCGACCGGCGGGCGCTGCGGCCGTACCCGCCCGTGGACCCCCGCTCGGGCGCTGTGTCGCTGTACAACGCCACCCGGTCCCTGGACACCGCCGCTGCCGTCGCCGGTGGCGGCAACAACGCCCTGGGCACGCCGTTGGCGTTCACGCGGCGTGATTTCCGGCAGGGCGATGAGCGGGCGAAGGTGGCGAGCGAGGCGGCTCTGCCCCCAGACTTCCCGGCTGCCAACACCACCGAGTACCAGCTCGAGGTCCGAAATGATCCCCAGGGGACGAACACCTTGCTCTACCAGACGGCGTGGAGCGCGACGGCGATCGGCGTCTCGAGGAATCGGGTGCTCGCCGCGACCGACGGCGTGGTGCCTGCGAGGCTGCGGGGCCTGGTGCTCGCCCGGCACACCATCAACGCCGTGACGCTGAACGCGTCCGTGCCCCTGGTGTTCGATTGGGATTCGACCTCGGCCCTGTCTTCGCTGGCGAATCTGGGGGCCCTCTCCAACAACGAGGTGAGCCCGGTGTTCGTTGCCCCAACGACCGGCACCTATGACCTGTCGATCGGCGACGCCCTGCCTGCCGGTGCCGTCGAGGTGCGGATAAACGGGGGGGGCTGGGCGTCGGTGATCTCCGGCGCGGCGACGACGGGCACATTCTCCGCGACGGCCGCGGACGACTTGGAGTTCCGCCGCACGGGCTCGCCGAGCGCCGGGGAGTTCAGATTCCTCAACATTAATGCGCCATCATCTGCGGCGGACGCTTACGCTATTCTGGTGCTGTGACCGGGTGGACTCTCCCCGCCCAGCACCGTGCCCCGTGGCGAGCCCAACAGAACCGCGAGGTGCCGGTGGACGACGACAAAGTAATTCTGAGCCGGGGCGAGCTCAGGGCCCTGATCCGCGAGGCGATCGCCGAAGGCGTCCCTGCCGCGCCGCACGGGCTCAACCATGCGGCGGTGGAGCAAATCGTCCGCCGCACGGTCGGTGAAATGCTCTCTGGTATGGGCGTGGATCACGGCGACCCGCTCTCTCTGCAGAAGGATTTCGCTCGGCTGCGCGAGTGGCGGGCGGCCTCTGAGCAGATCAAGTCAAAGGGTATCGTGACGGTGTTCATGGTCGCCCTCACCGGTGCGGTCGGGGCCCTGGTGGTGGGCCTGCGGCACATGTGGTCGGCCTAGATACCGCCCTGGCGGGTCCTGCAGGGGCGTTCCGGAAAATAATCAGGCATTTTCTGGGGCTGGGGGTTGCGGATCCGCGACCAATCGGGTACACATTGTGGGGGTGCCGCGTGTGCGGCGCTGCCGTCATGTCCTTTTGGAAGGAGGCCCCCGTGCCAAACCGTTCCCGTGTTCGTGTGCTGCCGCTCGTGGCCGCGCTTTGTCTCGGATCTTTGTCCGCTACCGCCGTGGCGACTACGCCGGGCTGGAGCTATGGCGCGGGCAACTGCGGATTTCCTCAAGTCAACGGGCCCGCAGGATGTGCTAGGTGCTGCCGTGACGCCCTGGCGGCCCAGACCATCACCGCGAACGAGCTCAACGGGTGCCTGCATTTCTGCAACACCTATCAGTTCCCGCGGCGGCCGAACCTGCGGAGGTTCCAGGAGGCGATTTCGAAGGTGATTGTGGACCTCTGGTGATTCAACAACGCCGCTCGCCGCTTATCGCGGCGGGCGGATCTTCTGGGAGATCGATTCATGAAACGGCAAACAGTCATCATCGTCGGCGTCGGTGCTCTGCTCGGTGTCGGTGTCGGCGTGGGCTGGCGTCTGGCGACGGCGGAGACCGAGCTCGAGCGCCTGATCCCCCGCCTGGAAGTCTCGGAGCTGTCGCTGCCGGGGTCGCCCATGTCGGTCGGGCATGACGAGTACATCGTGTGGCTGTTTAACGACATCGGTCGCCCCGCGAAGTGGCGGCCCGAGGACCGCGAGCGCGTGCTCGAGGTGCTCTCGGCGTGGTCCGCGAGGGATGTGGCGGGCGACGCCATGACGATGGCGGAGTTCGAGGAGTGGGACACCCTGCGGGCGATGATCGACATGCTGGCCGCTCGGGTCGAAGCGGGCGCGGAAATCGACCCGGAGGTGATCATGGCCTGGCACGCGCAGGTGGTGGACTTGCTGGCCCATCCTCAGTCTCACGCCCGGATGGCCGCCGTTGGAAACGCTGGCGTGGCGGGCATGCTGTTGGTGCCCCACATCCGCGCGACCGTGGAGCGGCTCGCCGTGTCGGATCCCGACGAGGGGGTGCGTATGGTGGCCCACATCAAGCTCGCCCAGCAGGACGGCCGGGACCCCGGCGTGATCCCCTGCGCGACCTGCCCCGGGGGGATCCTGCCATGAACCGCCGCGCGTTCACGCTCATCGAGTTGCTGGTGGTCATCGGCGTGGTCGCTGTGTTGATCGGCCTGCTCGCGCCCGCGCTGGCGGCCGCGGTTGGCACGGCGCGTCGCGTGGCCTGCCAGGTGAACCTCCGGTCGATCGGCCAGGCGATGACCATGTATCTCGACGCCGGTGACGGCATGCTGCCTTATGCCTGGCGGGATGCCGATGTGGCCGACGGCGTCGCCGGTCCGTGGTCGGAGCTCGCCCGGTTCCTCGACGCCCCGTTCCCCGGCGTGGATGCGGTGTACGGCGGGGCCGTGACGGGCGACCCGTGGGCCTGCCCGGCCGACGACGAGCTCGGGCCGGTGACCGGGTTCTCGTATTGGTACGGGCCGACGGGCGTGCTTCACGCTGGCCTGGGCCGCCGCTGGGCGACGCGGATGTTCCTGGGCGACTCGGCTGGCGTGCTCGCCGTCGACACCCTGCCTGTCCATCCGGGCTCCGGCGACGCGGCTCGGAACGCCCTGGCGGCCGACGGGTCGGTCCGGCCGTTCGGTGGCGTGCTGTTCACGGTCCGGTAATGTGTCCCGTTATCGGTGCCGGGCTTGCCCAGGTGGTGCAAACCGACCGAATCTCACCCCTCGCCGGTCCGTGTGACTGGCGTGGGGCGTTGTTGTATCCGAATCTAGGGGTGCAGCGATTGTGCTGCGAAGGAGATACCCATGATCATCCGCACCACCTCACGCTTCGAGATCGACACGGACACCGGCCTGGTGGTTACCCCCTCCGGCGAGCCCGTCGGGACCATCTACGGTGAGGCGGTCGTGTGGTTCCAGTACCCCACCGCCACGAATCAGGTGTTCGGGATCCGCCTGAAGAACACGAAAGGAGAGGACGGTTTCGTGAGTGTTTCGCTCGCCGCTCGGGACGAATACGAAATGCTCCGGTCGCAGGGGCTTGTCAAAGTCAATCGCCATCCCTGACCCCCCGCACCCCCGCCCTACCGGGCTGGGGTCCGATTGATGCGATACCCCAACAGGCCCGCGGCGGGAGCCGCTCGGAGAACGCCATGCATGGATTCAACGCGCCGCCCCTGGAAACCGACCGGGACCGAACCGGTGTGACGCAGAAGCTCTCGCCGCGTGCGGTGCTCGAGCGCCGGATCGTCTGGAATCTGCTCGCCCACATGGCACGGCACGGGTTCCTCCCCGTGGAAGTCAGCGACGGCGAGGGCGGGTCGGTGGCGCTCACCGCCCTGGCGGTAATGGAGGCGGTGTTCGACCTCGACGACGCCGAGATCCGGTTCGGGACGGTCACCAACACCGACGCGCACCTCTGGGTGCGGTTCGTCGCCGGAAACGGGATCGATTGCCTGCCCGATTGGATGGTCCCAAAAGCAGACCTGATGGGCTTCGACGCTGCCATGACGGCGTTCGAAGTGGAGGACTACGCCTAGCGCCCTCACAGACGGACGCCGCCGGGCCGGAATCTCCGGCCTGGCGGTGGCGTCCGCGGCTTGTGTATCCGAAACTAGGGGTGCAGCGATTGTGCTGCCGAGGAGAACGCCATGACGACCACACCCTGGAAATCCTGCAGCGCCCAATCGCTCGCCGCGACGCTCCGTCTGGAGCTTCAATCCTCGGGCCCGGTGCCCATCGGAAATCTGTTCCACCGGGTAATGGAGTTTGCGGACCTGTGTACTTACGAGAAGGTGGTCCGTGCGTTGATCGACCTGGGCGAGGTTCGCCGCGACGAATACCACATGCTGCATTGGGTCGGCTGATCCGCTCGGCCGCGGCCGGACCGGCCGCCCTCACAGACCGAACCAGGCCAGGCAGAATCTCTGCCTGCGGCCTGGCGGCCTGGCAGTGTGTATCCGAAACTAGGGGTGCAGCGAGTGTGCTGCGAAGGAGAACCGCGATGATCGTCACCAGCATCAAAATCCAGGGCGGGTTCGGCAGCCAGGGCCATGCAACCATCTCCCGGCAGCCCGACGGCTGGGCGAAGGTGGAAATGGCGAGCTGCAGCGACCTGATCGTGCTGCCCACCATGAACGACGACGAGGTGTTCTCGGTCGCCCGGCTGATAGCGAAGGAAATCTTTGGCGTCCGCAAGGGTGGCGACGCCAACGCCTCAAATTCCGAAATCAACGAGATCTTCGATGTGCTCCGGAGGGTGTGCGATTGATCCGATTGTGACGGCTGCCGCTCGGCCGGAGTGAGATTCGTTCTCCCTCCGGCCTGGCGGCCTGGCAGTGTGTATCCAAAACTATGGGTGCAGCGAGTGTGCTGCCCAGGAGAACGCCATGACGACCAACGCCCCCAAGACCGTCCTGTCCGCCGAAACCCAGAACAAGCTCGCCCGCAAGCCTTGCCAGGCACGGGAGCTCGGCCTGGTGGAGCTCTCCGAGGCCGAGGAGCGGGACATCCCGGTCCGCGTGCCCGGCTTCGCGGGCGGCCTGTTCGAGATCTTGCATGCGGCCGCGGCCGAGGCCCAGCGCGAAGGGATCTCGGACTTTGTGATCACGGTGGAGAGCAAGATGTATGTTGTCTCGACCGAAGGGTACGACTACGCCCGGTACATCGGCGTGGTCGGCCGGAACCAGGCCCTGTCGCTCGCCGCCGGTCGCCGGTGAATAATCCTCCGGCCGGGCGGGATCGGCCGCTCGGCCCTGGAGGACCCCGCGTTGAAAACGCCCGAAACGCTTCAGGATCAAATAGCGGACCTTCAGCGCCGGGCGGTGAGCGCCAGGCGGAACGGTCCGGAGTTTCTTGCCCGGCTGTATCTGGACATCGCAGCCCGGCTCCAGGCCCAGATCGACGACGCGGACGCGCGCCGGGCTCGCCGGTCCGCGTCCGGCGGCCCTGCCCCTGGTGCTGGCGCTCGGACGGGCCGCGTCGCACACGGGCCGCTCACGGCCCCCAGGCGGGGCGTCAATAAATCGAGTTAGTGGGTCCGAAAGAACCGGGCGTCCGCGGCCCTGGTGCCGGTGTTCGCGCCCGCGGGCCCGATTCTTTTGGTAGGATGGTGTCCCTGGGCGCTTTGGGCGGGTAAGACCTAGCGTTCTCTCTCCCCTGGAGCGGTGAACGAACGACGCTGCCGGGAGGGCCCCCCTCGCTCACCCGGTGGTTTACATATCGGACTCTCTCTTTCTCCTGTCTGTGCTTCCGGCACAGACGGACCCCCAGGGTGCATGTTTCACATCCTGGGGGTCGCTTTATTTCTGGCGTATGCGACAGTACTGGTGTCAGCGATTGTGCTGCCCGCTGGAGAACGCCATGAGCCGCTCGTCAACCCCCACATTCCGCATCGAATCGACTGGTGCCAACACCGTGCTGCCCATGACCTGGAGCACGAAGGACATGGGTCGCCCGTCGCCCGCGAACATCGAGAAGATGGTCGCTCACTACATGGCGTCCTGCAAGCCCGGCGGGTGCAATGCCCGCATGGCGGAGGACGGCATGGTTGTATGGATGCCCCTGTCGGTCCGCGTGATCCGCCAGGCGGGCTCCGAGATCGTGGCCGAATGGGTCGCCCCGATGTTCTCGATCAACGAAACAAATTCCTAGTAGTGACTGGCGGGGCGTGTTTGTGTATCCGAAACTATGGGCGCAGCGATTGTGCTGCCCAGGAGGGATTGAAATGAGCAACGCTAAGGATTGCACGCTGGCCTTCGAGATGGACTTTGACTTTGGCGCGGCGGACGCGATCTGCTCGGCCTGCCCGAAGCAGGCCCGGAAGTGGTCGGACCAGATCCGGCAGCTCCAGCAGACGCTGTTCGCCATGACGGGCATGCCCGGCGTCGGCTTGCGGATGGAGTGGCAGGAGGTTAAGGGCCGCCAGAATCGCCAAACCGGCGGGTGGTGCTCACGGTTCCAGTGTGTCATCCGCGGGACCGAGGCATTTTCGTGGGATGCGTTCGAGGACCTCCGGCTCCAGATCCTGAATGGGCCCGGCCGGGCGACCATCCAGGTATGGTCGATCATGGATCGCCAAAACTAAGACCGCACAGACGGACCAGGCCGCGGGGGATTCGTTCCCTCGCGGCTTGCGGCCGTGCCGATCGGATCGGAACATTGGGGTGCCAGCGATTGTGCTGGCCTTGAGGAGACCCGCGATGAATGCTACCGCTGCCAAGAACGCCCTCCGGCTTGCGTGCTCGTCGATGCCCGACCGGGCGATCCAGGACCTGTTGCTCGCCCTGGAGAAGCCCTGGGACGCCTACCTGCCCGAGGAGCGGACCGTCCGCGTGTACCTGCTCGCCGAATTTGAGAAGCGCCAAGGCATCGACGCCGTCGACGCTCTCATGACCCGCCTGGAGGGCTCCGTCGCCGATTGACCCGCAGGCCGCACAGACCGACCGGGCCCTGGCAGAATCTCTGCCTACGGCCTGGCGGCCTGGCGGTGTGTATCCGAATCTAGGGGTGCAGCGATTGTGCTGCGAAGGAGATACCCGTGAACATCAACGCCGATCAGATCGATTTGCTGGTGGAGTTCTTTGAGGCCCTGCAGGAATTTGGCGGGACCCCGCACCTCGACTACTCGGGCCGCGGAATGTTCGGCCGGACCTGCCTGGGCGTGAGCATCCGCTACTCGCACCTCCGGGTCGCGTCGCTCGCCGAGAAGCTGGGGTTCGAGGAAAGTTTCGGCGACGATTCGACCTCCGTCGACGCCCTCGGAAAGGGGCTGATTGTGTACTTCCCCGGGCTCCACCTTGACGCGGAGGCCCAGGCCGCCGTGCTCGCCGGGATCCCCGCCGAGGAATACGACGAGGATTGAACGGCCGCCGTCACAGACCGAACCAGGCCCGGCAGAATCTCTGCCTGCGGCCTGGCGGCCTGGCGGGGTGTATGCGAAACTAGGGGTATGAATAACTCCATTGCCATCCAGACCGTCCTGTCCGCCGAAACCGCCGCCCTCGCCAAGTACAAGGCCTCAAAAGATGCGGAAGGCCGCGCGGTCTGGGCCGAGGAGATGATGGTCCTGGCCTGGTTCGCGGACAGCCTGATCAGCTCGGGACCCGCGGCCGCATTCGCTCGGGCGTCGGAGAACGAAACCGGGCAGCGTGACATGATCCCCGGTGCCGTATGGGACTACTGCCGCACGCAGTGGGCGAACGATAAGAACGCCTGATTCGTTCGCTCGGGCGCGGCGGAACGGCCGCCGCGCCCGTCGGGGCCTGGAGCTCGGGGCCTGGCCCGTCCGGGCCGCGTCGGGGCGTCGGGGGGCGTCGGGGGCCTGGCGGGGGGCGTCGGGGCGTCGGGGCCTGGCGGAGGGCGGACGCGGCTCACGGTTGCCGCGTCCGCCGGTCCGGCCGGGCTCGCCGCGGCGCTCGAGGCCGATGAATAGCGCCTCATATTCTGCCCGCGGTGGGCGTTACCGGACCCGGGCGCTCGGTTGATTGAAGATTCTTTGATGCTTGAGGTGGTCCGGTCGCTTGCCGTATCCGAAACTAAGCGTATGAATACCACCCTCGCCAACGCCAACAATGCCCGCGACATCCTCGGCCTGAAGAACCGCCCGTACGCGTTCAGCGTCGCGTGCCTGGCCCGGAGCTTCGCCAACCGCTCGCAGGGTTGGATGATCGTCAACGGTGACGACAGCGCCTACTGGGTGGTGTGCCCGGCCGACTTCGTCCGCCTGATCCGCGCCGGGTACGAATCGGCGGCC